CAGACTTTGATGAGGAGAAGGATATTAAGAAGAAAGAGATTGCCAAGAAGAAAGAGCTTGCTAAAGCTAAGAAGTTTTTTGAAGATCAGAAGGAGCAGTACAAGTCGCCACTTGAGTCAAGGGGTAGCTCAGTTCCAGATGAGGATAAGGAAGGCTACAACGCTTACAAGAAATACGTTCAAGACGCACAGACCGTGCAGCAAGAGAGTCACAAAAAGTCTGAGTATTTTCAGAAGAAGACTGAAGAACTTTTCAACCAAGATTTCAAAGGTTTTGATTTCAACATTGGTGACAAGGATTTAAAGTTTTTACCTGGTGATCCAGCAGACTTAAAGAAGTCTCAATCTGATTTGACAAATTATATATCTAAGTTCTTAGATAATGACGGGTTAATTTCAGACGCTGTTGGTTATCACAGATCCTTATCTGTAGCTATGAATCCTGAAAAATTTGCTAGGTTCTTTTATGAGCAAGGCAAAGCTGAGGCGTTATTAGATACCGCCAAACAAACAAAGAATATAGATATGGAGGTTAGAACATCTCCTCAATCTATCAGCTCATCAGGAGTTAAAGTGAAAAGTGTAGACGATGGTGGTGGTCGTGGACTTAAGTTTAAAAGTATAAAATAACATTTAAAAAATTTAAAAAATGTCAGTATTATCTACACCAGGCTTTGATTTGCAGCCTTCAGCTGAGAAGAAAGCCTTAGCATCAAATTACATTACAAACTTTGACTTCTTGAATCAGTATCTTCCAGATACTTACGAGAAAGAGTTTGAAAGATATGGTAACCGTTCAGTTGCATCTTTCTTAAGATCAGTTGGAGCTGAGATGCCATCTATTTCTGATCTTATCAAGTGGGCAGAGCAAGGTCGTTTACACACTAAATATGTAAACTGCGCTTCTGATTCAGCAGCTGGATTGGATACAGCTACTATTACAGTGAACGATACATTAGTACCAGGGAATGGTGGAATTGCATTTAGAAAAGGTCAAACTGTTTTCTTATCAGACAACAACGAGGCTTCTAAATCTAATAAGGCTATCATCACTGATGTTGACTACGCTGCTGGAACTTTTGACGTAGCTTACTACGAGGCTGGTGGTCAAACTTTTGCAACTACAGATGTAGTTACTGCATTCGTTTATGGTTCAGAGTTCAGAAAAGGAACTGAAGGAATGGAAGAGTCTTTAGAGGCTGATGACTTGTTCTTAGAGAACAGCCCAATCATCATCAAAGATAAGTATGCAGTATCTGGTTCAGATATGGCACAAATCGGATGGGTTGAGGTTACTTCTGAGAACGGAGCTACTGGGTTCTTATGGTACATCAAATCAGAGCACGAAACTCGTTTGAGATTTGAGGATTACTTAGAGTTGGCTATGATTGAGTCTGTACCAGCTGAAGCTAATTCAGGAGCTGCTGCTACTACAGGATATGTAGGTAACAAAGGTTCTGAAGGTTTATTCTACTCAGTTTCTCAAAGAGGAAACGTATGGGGTGGTGGTAACCCAACTACATTGTCTGACTTCGATACTATTATCCAACGTCTTGACAAACAAGGTGCTATCCAAGAGAATGTGTTATTCGTTAACCGTCAGTTCTCTTTCGATATCGATGATATGTTAGCTGCTCAAAACTCTTACGGAGCTGGTGGTACGTCTTACGGTTTGTTCGATAACGATAAGGATATGGCTTTGAACTTAGGGTTTACAGGATTCAGAAGAGGTTACGACTTCTACAAAACTGACTGGAAATACTTAAACGATGCTGCTACACGTGGTGGAGTAGTTGGTGGTGCTATTAACGGAGTGTTAGTTCCTGCTGGATCTACAACTGTTTACGACCAAGTATTAGGTAAAAACGCTAAGAGACCATTCTTACACGTGCGTTACAGAGCTTCTGAAACAGAAGATCGTCGTTACAAAACTTGGATTACTGGTTCTGCTGGTGGTGCTTCTAACTCTAGCTTAGATGCTATGGAGGTACACTTCTTATCAGAAAGAGCTTTATGTACTTTAGGTGCTAACAACTTCTTCTTATTCGAAGCTAATAGCTAGTATTAAATAAATACCTAACAGGGAGATGAGATACTCTCCCTGTTATTTTTTTAACAAATTAAATTATATCAAATGAACAAAGAAACTGCATTAGTAGATAGAATCTACGTATTAAAAAAAAGAAACACTCCGCTGTCATATATGTTGACATCGAAGAACACTTCAAGAAGTCCGTTATACTACTTTGACGGAAAATCAAACAGACCACTTAGATATGCAAGAAACCAGAAGACACCTTTCGAGGATGAGCAGGATGGTTCTGCTATTTTAGAGCCTATTGTATTTGTTGACGGATCACTAACCGTGTCTAAAACAAATCCAGTACTACAAAAATTCTTAGAGTATCACCCAGGTAACGGAATGATATTTGAGGAAGTAAATACAGAGAAGGATGCGTCTGCACAGTTTGACAAGTTAACCACAGAGTTGGATGCACAGTTGGCGGCAAGAGACCTTACGGTTGATATGCTTGAGGCTGTTGCTAGAGTTGTATTAGGAGGTAAGATTGACAAGATGTCAACTGCTGAGCTTAAGAGAGATGTGCTTGTTTATGCAAGATCATACCCTTATAAGTTTATGGAGTTGCTTAACGATCCAATGCTACAGTTGCAAAACACCTGCGCTAAGTTATTTGACCAGGACGTGTTGAGGCTTAAAAATAAAGGTAGGGATATATACTTCAACCTTGAAACAAACAAGAAGAAACTGTTAACAGTTCCTTACGGTGAGAATCATTTATTCATCTTGGCATCACACCTGAAGTCAGATGATGGAATTGAGACACTTAGGTTGCTTGAGAGCCATTTAGATTAATATTTTTTTAGTATCTTTGCAAGGAAAAGATAAAAATGGAAAAATTTTTAAGTATCCCTGTAACTAACGAGCAATTTCAAATTGTATCTGCTACAGACATTAAACTTATCGAGCAAGCATCGACTACTACTGTTACCATCACTTACGGTGGAGGTAAAGTTGTTACTATCACTCACGCTACTGCTGGTGCAGGTGTTGAAACAGAAAGAGACGCTATTGAAGCGGCTGTTGTTGCAGCATTAGGCGAGGGATGGACAAAAGTAACTTATGATGTTACATTATTACCGTTCGCTGTTTCTGGAATAGCTATTGCGTAATTGTTTTTGTTCTTAAGGAAGACTAAAGGCACTCTAATCAGAGTGCTTTTTTTTATTATCTTTGTAAAAAGTTTTTAATATGATAAACTCAGTTAGAAATACAGTTCTATCTGTTATAAATAAGAATAACTACGGCTATATTACACCTGCTGATTTCAACTTATTTGCCAAGCAGGCACAGATGGAAATATACGAGGAGTACTACTCTTCCTATAACAAGACCATCAATATGGAGAATGCTCGTATGTCAGGTACTGACTACGCTGATATTCAACAGCCAATAGCTGAAACTCTTGAGTCTTTCTTGGTCACAGATTTCTTATCTAATATTGGAGGAAATATATTTTCAGCTCCAACCGTTAGTACTGTTGGAAATAGTTATTACTACATTTTAAAAGTTTTATGTTATTTAAAGCTTATAACATCAGGAAGTAATACGTCTGTGGTAGTAAATGAACTTAATGATTCTAATGCTACATTTATTGCAGATGGCATAGGAACAGATTATATTGTTTCAAATTTAGATACAGGGGAAGTAGCTACGGTAGTCAGCGTTATATCTGACACCTCTATGATACTAAGCGAGGATATATTTCTTGCATCAGGTGATAATTATAAGATATTCTCTTCTGCAGTTAAAGAAGCAGATAAGGTAAGCGTTGGTAAGATAACAATGCTAAACGCTTCAAATTTAACTCAGCCTTCTGAAATGTATCCATCATACACACTAGAGGGAGAAAGTATTAAAATATATCCTAAAATAGTAGATACGTCAGGTCAGGTTCAGGCAATTTATTTTAGATTTCCAAAGGATCCTAAGTGGACGTACTTTACATTTCCAAATGGTGAGCCGATGTTTGATCAGTCTCAACCAGATTACCAAGACTTTGAGTTGCCTTTAGAGGATGAGTATA